GCCAATATGAATATGTTAATTCAGAAGAGCATCGGTGCATTCATGGAGTTCCGGTTGGGTTGGTATTTTGGGATTAACCTTGATAACCAGCCTGACAGGAACCGTGAACTCGCTAGGCTAGGTTCAATAGATGGATCCTTCGGAACCATCGACTTGACATCCGCAAGCGATAGCATGATACTTGACATGCTCAATCAGGCATTAGACCGTAGTTTTCTGAAGACTATGATCTGGATGTCTAGGAGCAAGGTCGCCACACTCCCAAGTGGTGAGACCGTCAAGTTGAACATGATCAGTACGATGGGGAACGGTTTTTCGTTTCCCCTTCAGACCATCGTGTTCGCGAGTGCGGTTAGGTCCGTCTATCAACTGATGGGAATACCATCAGATTGTCCTCGAACCCAGTATGGAGTTTTCGGTGATGATATCATCGTCTGTAAACAGGCGTATGAATTCGTTTGCCGTATGCTCCGCAAGCTGGGATTCGAAGTGAACGTAGGCAAATCGTTCAATAGCGGTCCTTTCCGGGAATCGTGCGGCCATGACTACTTCAACGGACTGAACATCCGTGGGGTATATGTCAGATCGCTCGAATGCCCTCAGCATGTGTATAGCCTTATCAACCGATTGAACCGCTGGCAGGCCTTTCACGGTATACGGCTGCCTACAACCATCTCCCTGCTTCTTTCGTGGATCCGAGATATTCGGGTCCCTCCGAGCGAGGCAGATGATGCTGGCATCCATGTACCGTTTAAGGCGACCATTCCCCAACTGACGAAAGCGTACTGGTTTAAATACCGGTGCTATCGTCGGCGGGTTAAGCGTGTTAAACTGGAAGAATGTGAGGATGGTATAACAGTGCCCTTACTTCTCAATGAAGAGGGGCTTGCTGTAACTATCCTTTCTGGCCATACACGGCGACGAGATGTTTCGCTAACAACATCCGATGACTCAGCATGGAAACATGACTGGAGTTTCTCTGCCACCATTCGGGACAGAGTCGGAGCGAAACCTCGGTACCAAATCGTCACAAAATCGATTCCGTATTGGGACTATTGGCCTGAGAAGGTCGAAAATCCTCGTTCGGAACTGCTGAATGCTTCGCCAGAGCGGGTTCCTAAGACCGCCTGGGAGAAGCAACGAGCAATTGA